CCATGGGCAGCCGCTGGGCAGCTTCAGCAGCGTCCTGAACCCAAAGGCGGCGGTATTATCAAGCGCGACTGGTGGCAACCGTGGGAACACGAAAGTTACCCCAATATGGACATGATCATAGCAACGCTAGATACCGCATACACATCCAAAACCGAAAACGATCCGTCCGCCATGACGGTGTGGGGCGTGTTCTCCAGCCAAAATTCAGTGCAGGGAACCATGCATGCAGGCAGCCGACATGGTGAACGTGTCGAATACGAGCGCCAATACACCGAGACTGCGCCTAAAGTCATGATGATGTATGCTTGGCAGGGACGCTTTGAGCTTCATGACTTGGTGCTGAAGGTCTCTGACACCTGCCGTAAGATGAAAGTGGACACGCTTCTGATTGAAAACAAAGCCGCAGGNCACTCTGTAGCGCAGGAAATCCGNCGCATGTACGGTGGCGAAAAGTTTGGCGTCCACATGTTNGATCCCAAAAGCCAAGACAAATTGTCCAGACTTTATTCTGTGCAGCATTTGTTCGCCGAAGGGTTAGTCTACGCGCCCATCAAGCAGTGGGCAGAGATGGTCATCACTCAAGTTGGGCAGTTTCCCAAAGGAAAGCACGACGATTTGGTTGATACCGTAAGCATGGCAATGCGCCATCTGCGAGATACCGGCGCAATCATGCGTGGCGAGGAGTTTCAACTGGGTGTTGAGGATAGCTTGGCCTTCAAGGGCAACAATCAGTGGCAGCCTCTCTATCCAATTTGACATGTTTCCTGTAATAATCGGTCTCTCAGAGAGGAAAACCTATGGTTCAGGTGCTTGCGAACGCAGTTGTGGATGTTATCAAGCCGTCTACTCCGGTCAGAATTGGCAATTTTAGGGTCGAAGTTTGGGGCCTTGAGCCATATGACTACGTTCGCGTCTATGAAATCATGGCGAAATCCGATACAATCGCAGCCCAAGAGGGCATCCGGCGTTTTGTCGATGAGATGCAGTCGCTGGATACCAGCAAGGGGTAGTTTCAATGGCGATGACACCTGGTTTGATGTCTAACATCAGGCTCCCCGGCCCTGAAGAAGAGCCTCTTGGGGATGAAAATGTCATCGTTGAGATTGTAGATGACGGCGAAGACAAGCCAAAAACAAACAAAAGCGGAGCAATCCTTGAGATTGAGCATCCAGATGGTTCGATCACCATCTCTTTGGATGGGAAACCCATCAATGACAACCGTGAAGAACGCGATGAAACCGATTGGTTTCGCAATCTGGTTGACGATGTAGCCGAAGGCCACCTTAATGACATTGCTCAGGACCTCCTGAGAGGCATTCGCGACGATATCCAAAGCCGCAATGACTGGATTGAGGATCGCGCACAGGGCATCAAGCTTCTTGGCCTTAAAATTGAGATTCCCGGTTTGCAGGGAGCGACTGATGGCGCTCCGATTGAGGGCATGTCTAAGGTCCGACATCCGCTGCTGCTTGAAGCAGTGCTGCGATTCCAAGCAAATGCGCGTTCTGAGTTGTTGCCCACGGATGGGCCGGTAAAAATTCGCAATGACAACAACAATGCAACTCTTGAGAACGACCAACTAGCGAATGCGCTGGAGAACGATCTCAATCATTATCTAACATCGACGGCTACAGAGTATTATCCCGACACGGATCGCATGCTTTTGATGCTTGGCTTTGGCGGGACCTCCTTCAAGAAGGTTTATTTCTGCCCACTGCGCAACAGGCCGGTGTCTGAGAGCGTTGATGCGAACGATTTGATTGTGAACAACGCTGCTACAGATCTCAGGAACGCAAAAAGGATCACTCATAGGTCCTATATGCGCCCCAGCACCGTAAAAAGGCTTCAAATCCTTGGTGTTTACGCTGACATTGATCTGTCTACGCCCAAAGCGCCAAATCTTGACGCTGTAGATCGCGCCAAGAACGAACAGCAGGGCATTACTGCCGAATCAATCAATCCCGATGACCGTGATCGCGAAATCTATGAGGTTTATTGCGAACTGGATCTTCCGGGGTTTGAGCATAAGCACAAGGGCAAAGAGTCCGGGCTCGAGATCCCCTACATTGTGACCATAGATGTGTCGTCACAGCAGGTTTTGTCGGTTGTGAGGAACTATGCAGAGGATGATCAAGAGCTTCCAACAGCTAAGCGCCGTTTCGTTAAATATACTTTTGTCCCTGGCATGGGCTTCTATGATATTGGCCTACTTCACATACTTGGCAATACAACTAACGCTATCACGGCTGCTTGGCGCGAACTCCTAGACGCTGGCATGTACAATAATTTTCCCGGGTTCCTGATGGCGGACACTGGGGCAAGGCAGAACACCAATATCTTCCGGGTTCCTCCTGGTGGGGGTGCATTGGTCAAGACCAACGGCATGCCCATTAGTCAGGCTATCATGCCCTTGCCATACAAGGAGCCTTCTGGGGCGCTGATGAACCTTGTGGTTCAGATGGCTGAGACTGGCATGCGCGTGGGCGGCACCTCTGAAGTCATGGTGACTGAGGGCAAACCGGATGCTCCGGTTGGCACCACGCTCGCCATGATTGAGCAAGCCCAAAAAGTTCTGAACTCAGTTCATAAGCGCATGCATGCATCTCAATCTGAAGAATTTGAGATGCTGGTTGAGTGCTTCAAGGACCATCCTGAAAGCTTTTGGCAAAAGCGCAAAAGGGCTGCGTATCCGTGGGATGAAAAGACGTTCCTTGATGCGCTGGATAACTACTACTTCACGCCACAAGCGGACCCCAATACCTCCAGTCAGACGCAGCGCCTGATGAAGGTGTTGGCGTTGAAGCAGTTGGTTGCCACCAATCCTGCCCTGTATGACCCTATTGCAGTTGATACGGCTGCGTTGCAGGCCCTTGGCTGGAGCAACCCGCAGCAGTTCATGATCCCGCCGTCTGCGCAGGGCCAGACCCCGCCAGAGATGATCCAAGCGCAGGCCAAGATGGCCGTAGACAAGAGCAATGCGGACGCTCGCATGCTTGATAGCCAGACACGCGCCAAGGAAGCGCAGGACAGGCTTGAACTGGATCATATGCGTCTTCAAATGGAGTCTAGCCGAGATCAAGGCGACCCATCGAAGATGTTTGGGTTGCAGGTTCAGCAGCAGGAGATCCAGCAGCGAGCGGAAGACGCCATGCTGGATGCTGTCAACCGTAAACGCGACAGAGAGAGCCGCGAGCGTTTGGCCGCAATCAAACTTGCTGAAGAAATGATGCGCAACCCCGATGCTTCCCCCATGGCGCAATCTGTCTTGACCCCGGATATGCTCCAACGTCTTGAGGGCAATGAGCCCACCCTGGACGGCACTCAGACTGGAGAACTGTGATGGCTGACCGTCAGAGCATAACCCCTCGCATGTTTGCTCAAGGCATGTATGCGCCGGAAGACAATCCTGACTATCAAGCTTTAAGGCAGGACCCAGAATACAACAGGAAGCTTATTGACGCTGCATTGCAGGCCTCGATGCTAATTCCTGTTGGCGGGGCTGCCGCTGTTGGCGCTAGGGCCGCAGAAGCTGCGCCTGGCGCAATTGCTAAGGCGGGGCAATATGCTCGCAGTCTTGAAGCTGCTGGCAGTAAGCTTTCGCCGTCTGAACTTGCTGTGATCCAAGCCAAATATCCGGGGCGCTACATTAACCCGCAAACTGGCGTGCCGCAGTCTGTGTCAGGGAACATCCTCACGGGTCGTGCAGAGCCTGCTATGGGGGCCGTTAGGGATCCTTTTGCTGGCATGATTCGTGGCGTAGAAGAAGCCCCCGCAAACATCCGCAGCTATTTGACGGAAGCTCAGCCAGTTGTAAATCCTGAAACTGGATATCAACTTCAGCAAATTATGCCGGGCGGCAAGTTTGGCCCGGGCCTTACTGATTGGACTGCTGGGCAGCGTGCTGCTCGAACGGGCGTAGCTGCGGCCCCATTGGTCGTCGCTGGATCTGTGACACCTTCACAAGTTCCGGGGATGGTGACATCCGGCCCTGTTCAAGGCCCTCCTGAGTTTCAAGGGCCTCCTGAAATGCAAGGCCCAGCACAATTTCAGGCTGGTGCTGGACGTGGATTTATGCTGCCGAATGCTGATGACATGGCAAAATATCGGGCATCGCAGGATGCGCTGACGGCTGCTCGCGCCCGCACTGCACCCATGCCTCCGTCGCGTGAACTCCAATCACAAGCTCGTGCCGCCCAGCCATCAGATGGTGTCTTGTCGAGACTTTTTTCCGGCAAGGACTACCAGTCAAATAGCCAGTTGGTGAACACGCCCACTGGCGGGGCTCCTATAAATTGGGGCAGTTCCGACAGTGCTGCTGACTTCTTTAGGGCCGACAAAGCGCTTGCTCAAATGAAAGCCCAGCAGGCTGCTGATGCTGCCTCTGGCGGGGATGACAATCGAAAGCGTGGCGGCAGTGTTGCCGGAAAGGGCCAAGGTAAATTTGAGAAGGTTCCTGACCCTATCCATAAAGCCCTTGAGATTATCCACAATCTTCTCAGCCGCCACTAAGGATTGCTATCATGAAGCGCCCCACCGTCAGCGATGCCGTGCGCCTTGCCAAGAAGGTAAGCCGGAAAGGATATGCTGATGGGGGCGCGCCATGGTCAAATGTCTATGGCAATCTTGCTGATAATAAAATTCTTGAGCAACTTCAAAGAGATATAGCCAAGCAAAAAGCTGGCGCTATACCCGTAGATTTGCCATTGCGCTATCCATCTTCAGGGGCAACGCCGTCAACTACGACGCCGGATACGGCTGCTACTCAGCCATCCGCAACTCCCCATACTCTTGGTGGGTATGATGCCGTACCTCCTGTTATCGGAGGCGGCGGGGGCTATGATGCTGGGTTTGCTGGGCTTCCGTCCGCAGCGCCTTCTGCCAGCACTGCAATGTCGTCCACATCTGCTGGGCCGTCTGCGCAAACAGGCGCATCGCCAGGGTTCTCGTTTAGCGGCGCTCCAATCGGTGCAGTTGAAGCATCAGATTTGCCAGCCCCAGCGCCAGCCGCCCCTGCCCCTTCTGCTCCGAACGCCGATGCCGTGTTTGCTGCTAACGACCCGCTATCTTCTCTTGATCAGGCTGGACTGACTGCCGCTCCCAACAATTCAGCCGCAAATCAGGCGGCATTGGGCGCGCAGGTAGGAACGCAGGTTGGGAATGCTCTAAACACTATTGGGGCAACTCCCGCTGCAGCTGTCGCCGCAACTCCTGCTGCGGCTATTGCGCCAACTGCTACGCCCTCGGCAAGCCAAGCTTTGGCTTCTGCTATGGCTGCTCAGCAGGCACAGTATGCTGCTAATCAAACCCAGTTTGATACCATGGGGAATGTAACATCTCCTGCGGTTGCGGCTCAATCGAACGCTTTGCCGTCAGCAACTCCTGCCCAACAGGGAACAACGCCGGGGGTGCAGCAACCGTCTTTTGTCAGCGCTCCGTTAGCCACGGCTGCGCAGTTGCAGGACANCCCCGACATTACGGGGCCTACTATGGCTGGGCTTTCTTACAGCCAGGCCGCTCAAGATCAAACGATAAGCGGAGAAACCGGCGCGTTTAATGCAGCCGCACCTGCGACATCTAGCACAACTGCTGCCGTATCTGATGCGCCTTCTGCTCCATCTGCTCCTGCGGCTCCATCTGCCCCATCTGCGCCTTCTGCTCCATCAGCACCAGCAACAGCATCAACTCCGTCTACAAGTCCGCTGGGTATCAGTGTTCAAGAATCAGATCCCGCGAATGCGGAATTGGCAAATGCTTTGGCAGATGCTCAAGCGCAAGCGGCTGCGGAGGCTGCGGCAGCAGTAGATTCAACTGCGACAGCAGATAATTCATCTTCTCCCGGAGATTCTGAAGGCGGATCTTTTGGAGGGGATGGGGCGTCTGCGGGTGGCGAAGGAGATGGCGGCGACGGCGGCGGAGATTCGGGCGGCGGGTCTAGTGGCGGGGACAGCGGCGGCGGGTCCGGCGGGGATGGGG